AAGATTGAATTATCAGGTCAGGTGAACAATCCATTTGATGAACTATCAGTTGAAGAATTAAAGAAGTTGATTGTAGATGAAGATTGATAAATATAGCAAGTCTTTTCAATTGCAGGTTAAGTTGGCACTTGCAAGAAAAGACTTTTTTTCATACTGCAATTTAAGAGCACCTGACTTCTATAAAAAAGATAGAAAATATTTGACAGAACTTTGCAATGAGTTTCAAGCCTTTTATGAAGGTGATGATGAAGTTCTTATTGTCAATATGCCACCAAGACATGGTAAGTCAAGAACAGCAGGATTATTTGTTGAATGGGTTCTTGGTAGAAATAAGAATGAAAAGATTATAACAGGTTCATATAATGAAACCCTTTCAACTGTTTTTTCAAAGAATGTAAGAAACAGCATCCAAGAAGTTAAAGTTGATGAAAATAAAATTGTTTATTCTGATATATTCCCGAACACCAGGATTAAACAAGGTGATGGGGCAATGAACCTTTGGAGTTTAGAAGGTGGATACAATAATTACCTTGCTACTTCTCCAACTGGTACTGCAACAGGTTTTGGTTGTACCCTGATGATAATTGATGACCTGATAAAAAATGCACAGGAAGCTTATAATGAAGAAGTTCTTCAGAAGCATTGGGATTGGTTTACAAATACCATGTTTTCCAGGCTTGAAGAAGGCGGTAAAATCATTATCATAATGACTAGGTGGGCAACTAGTGATTTGGCTGGAAGGGCTTTAGAATACTTCAAAGAAACTGGTGCAAAAGTAAGACATATAAGCATGAAAGCTTTACAAGATGATGGAACAATGCTTTGCCCTGAAATACTTTCAAGAAAATCTTATGAAGCAAAATGTAAAGCTATGGGTATTGAAATTGCATCAGCCAATTATCAGCAAGAACCCATTGATATTAAAGGTAGATTATACACCAGCTTCAAGACTTACACCAAATTACCTATGGATGAAAAGGGTAATCTTTTATTTACATCAATCAGAAATTACACTGATACTGCTGACCAGGGTGATGATTACCTTTGCAGTATTAATTATGGTGTTTATAATGGTGAAGCTTATGTTCTTAATGTGTTATATACAAAACAACCAATGGAAGTTACAGAACCAGCAGTTGCAAAGATGTTATATGAAGATAAAGTAAACATTGCAGATATTGAATCTAACAATGGTGGTAGAGGATTTGCAAGGCAGGTTGAAAGAATACTACATGAAAAATATAGGACTAATAGAGTTCAGATTAATTGGTTCCATCAATCCAAGAATAAGAAAGCAAGAATACTTTCAAATTCAACTTGGGTTATGAACCATGTTTACTTCCCGGTAAATTGGGCAGATAGATTTCCTGAATATTATGAAGCAATGACCAAATATCAGAAAGAAGGTAAAAATCTTCATGATGACGCACCTGATGCAACAACAGGAATTGCGGAAAAAATTGGTCAAGGTTCAACATTTAGCTTTGATTAAAAGGTGGTGAATTACATTGTTTGGATTTCTGAATTTCGGAAAAGAAACAAGAAGAATTAATAAAATTATTGCTGAAGGTGCAAAGACCAGGATGACTGATAAACAATTCCTGGAACGTGAAATTGCAAAGTTTAAGAATTCACCAAAGCGGAAGCTGATGATTGAAGGTGAAAGATATTATCAAGGTGACCATGATATTTTAAACAGAAAAAGAACAGTAATTGGTGAAAATGGGCAGCTTCAGGAAGTTGAAAACTTACCAAACAATAAAATTGTTGATAATCAGTATGCAAAAATGGTTGACCAAAAAGTAAATTACTTATTAGGTCAACCATTAACTTTTGATAGTGAAAATAAAACTTATGTTGATTTATTGAAGAAGATATTTAATAACCGTTTCCAAAGAACCCTGAAGAACATTGGTCAAGATGCTTTGAATGGTGGTATTGCTTGGTTACATCCTTATTACAATGAACATGGTGAATTGGCTTTTAAGAAGTTTGAACCTTATGAGATACTTCCATTTTGGAAAGATGCTGAACATACCATATTGGATTTTGCGGTAAGGATTTATGAAGTTGAAGCTTATGAAGGCACAAAAGAAGTAATCATTGAAAAGGTTGAAGTTTATTCAACCAAAGGAATTGACAGATATGTTCTTCAGAATGGTACTTTAATTCCTGATGTAGAAAATCCATCAAGTAATTATATTGTTGTTATTGATGAAGACGGAAAAGAAGTCAGCTACAATTGGGAAAAGATACCCTTAATTCCTTTTAAGTATAACAACAAGGAAATTCCTTTGATTAAAAAAGTAAAAAGCCTTCAGGATGGAATAAATACCATTCTTTCTGATTTTGAAAATAACATGCAAGAAGATACAAGGAATACCATTCTGGTATTAGTTAACTATGATGGTCAAAACCTGGGTGAATTTAGAAGAAATCTTGCACAATACGGTGCTGTTAAAGTCAAAACTGTTGATGGTGCTACTGGTGACCTTAAAACATTAACGGTTGAAGTTAATTCAGATAATTATAAAGCAATCCTTGAAATCTTTAAGAAAGCATTAATTGAAAATGCAATGGGTTATGATGCTAAAGATGATAGGCTTGCCGGAAATCCAAACCAAATGAATATTTTAAGCATGTATTCAGATATTGACCTGGATGCAAACGGAATGGAAACTGAATTCCAGGCAAGCTTTGAAGAACTGCTTTGGTTTGTGAATACTCATCTTGCTAATACCGGAAAAGGTGATTTTAGCAATGAAACAGTAACTGTTATTTTCAACAGGGATATTATGATGAATGAAAGTGAAGTCATTGATAACTGTAAGAAGTCAGTTGGTATTCTTTCCAATGAAACTATTGTTGGTCAGCATCCTTGGGTTGATGATGTTAAAAAAGAATTGCAGCGAATTAAAGATGAAAAACAGGCTGCAATGGATGAAATGAATGAATATGCTAATGCTTTCAATCCAGTAAACCCTTCGGGCGGTGGTGATGATGAAGAATAATAAATACTGGCAAAAAAGAATAGTAATGCTTGAAGAAGCACAGTTGAAAAAAGGTCATGATTTTTATAATGACCTTGAAAAACAATACCGGATTGCAATAGCTAATGTTCAAAGGCAGATTGAAAGCTGGTATCAAAGGTTTGCTGACAATAATGAAATCAGCTTAGTTGAAGCAAAAAAGCTTTTAAGCACCAAAGAACTTGCTGAATTTAAGTGGGATGTAGAAACATATATCAAGTATGGTCGGGAAAATGCTTTAAACCAGCAGTGGATGAAAGAACTTGAAAATGCTTCAGCAAGGTTTCATGTTTCCAGGTTAGAAGCTTTAAAGCTTCAAATACAACAGCAGATTGAAGTTCTGTATGGAAACCAGCTTGATGGACTGGATAAGCTTGCAAGAAACATTTATTCTGAAGGTTATTATCATACTGCTTATGAAATCCAAAAGGGCTTCAATATTGGTTGGGATTTACAACCGATAAATGAACAGCAGCTTTCAGCAGTTATATCTAAACCCTGGACTGCTGATGGTCAAACATTCAAGGATAGATGCTGGACTAATAAACAACAGCTTATTAATTCAGTGCATACACAGCTTACTCAATGCATTATAAGAGGGGATTCACCTGATAATGCAATTAAGACCATAGCAGAGCAATTTAATGTGAGTAAAAATAAAGCTGGTAGGTTGATAATGACTGAATCAGCTTTCTTTGCTTCCCAGGCACAAAAAGATGCTTTTAATGCTTTGGATGTTGAAAGGTTTGAAATAGTTGCAACCCTGGATAATCGTACCAGTGAAATTTGTCAAGAACTTGATGGTAAAATATTTGATATGAAAGATTATGAAATAGGGGTTACAGCGCCACCTTTTCATCCTTGGTGTAGAACAGTAACAGTTCCTTATTTTGAAGATGATTATGGCGAACGTGCTGCAAGGGGTTCTGATGGAAAAACCTATTATGTACCATCCAGTATGAAATATGCTGATTGGAAGAAAACTTTTGTTGATGGTGGTTCAAAGGATGGATTAAAAGAAATTTCTATAAATAGATTTAGTGAAATTTATAAAAATTGGGATGGCATAGACATAAGAGAATTTGCAGCTAATCTTTTAAAGCAAGAGAATTTACCATTAACAGTTCAGCGACATCCATTAATAGGTGTAAATGGTCAATGTCAATTAAATTATAAAAAACCTGAAATGGAAATATTATCTTATGAACTTAATAGTAATGATATAAGAAGTATCGAATATCAAATAAAAACTGCTTTTCATGAGTTATTCCATGCAAAATCTAATGGATTGAATCATGATATAGGGGAAATTTCATTTAAAGATTGGGCTTATGTTGATGATATTTTTGCAGAAGCTACAGCACATTATATTACAAAAAGTATTGGGATAACTAATGAAATAGCACCAAGTTATGCAGAACATCTTGTTCAATCTTTACCAAAACTTAAACAACTTCCTGAATTTAGTTCTTGTAAAACAATAGCTGATTTTGGTGAAGTTGTTTACAAATATAGATTTGGTAATGAATTAAATGCAAAATGGAAACCAATAGTTGATGTGTTGAATAATTCTAAATATGATATAATAGAATATAGTAAAAAGTATATTGATTACATCAAAAATAATAAAGAAGAATTAGTTGATAAATTATTAGAAAACATGCCTAATTTTTCAGCTTATAAAAATAATATGCTTGATGACATTGATAGGGCGATTGAAACATTAAAAAATGGGTATTATTTAAGTGGTAATGAAAAACTAATTTTTGAAGATGCATTGATTATTACCATGAATAGATTGGGGGTAGAATAATGATTTATATTCCAAGAGAATGGTTAAAAAATAAAGATAATGAATTAATTGTCCATGATATATTAAATAAATATCTTCATACTGATATAAATATTAATACTGATTTAGCAGTTAAAAAATTAAAGGATATTGGTGAAACAGTTATTGCTGATAAAATTATGGACGGTATATTAACAGTTGATTAAAATTTAAAAATTAACTTTCAAAAAATTAAGCACTTGCAGAAATGCAGGTGCTTTTTTCTTGGGTTAATTTGAGGGGTGATTGATATGAAAACCTAAAGAAGGTGATTTGTTGTTAAAGGTCAAGAAATCACGATTTGATGATTCTTATATTGTTTACAATCCAAAAAATTTTGAAAAACATACCCATATTCAAAAATGTGAAATTGCTTATGTGGTAAAACAGAATGTTGAAAGAAACCTTCTTCCTAAAACTAATAGTATTTGGCTATTAGAAAGTCATATCAGGGTTTCAAGTGATGAAAATTATATTGCTATTGTTCAAGCAAAGATTGATTCATTAAAGTAATACCGTCTTTTCGGTACTGAAGACGTTAAAGAACAGGACATCACTGGTCACGACCAGGTTAAAAAGTGAAGATGAAAGGATGGATTGAATATGAAAAAAGAAGATTTAATTAAACTTGGATTAAATGAAGAAATGGCACAAAAGGTTGCTGAAGCATCAGCAGAAGAACTTAAAGGTTTTATTCCAAAAGCAAGGTTTGATGAAGTGAATGAAGCTAAAAAGCAGCTTGAAAAGGATATTAAAACCAGGGATGAACAGCTTGAAGCATTGAAGAAAATTGATGCTGAAGGATTAAAAGCAGAAATTGAAAAGCTGCAAAAGGAAAATAAAGCTGCAAAAGAAAAGTATGAAGCTGAATTAAAACAACTTCAACTTAATAATGCAGTTGAAAAAGCCTTAATTGCTGCTAAAGCAAAGAATATTAAAGCGGTAAAAGCCTTACTTGACCTTGAAAAGCTTGAACTTGATGGTGAAACTGTAAAAGGTTTGGATGAACAAGTGAAAAAGCTTCAAGAAAGTGATGATTCCAAGTTCTTATTTGACATTGATGCAAAATCTAACAAGCAACCACAGTTTAAAGGGTTTAATCCTGGTGAAAGAAAAGATACTTTACCAGGGGAAAGCCAACCGTCTTCATTGTTTGAAGCGGTAAAAATGCATTTTAGTAAAGAATAAAAAATCAAATTATTGAAAGGTGGTAATTTATTATGGCTGTTACTTTAGCACAAGCAAAATTGAATGTGCAAGATGCACTTCAAATGGGTGTAATTGATGAATTTGCAAAGTCTAATTTTATATTGAACAATATTACTTTTGATGATGCAGTTTCTCCAACTGGTGGCGGTGCAACTCTTACTTATGGATATACAAGACTTATTACCCAGCCAACAGCAGCATTCAGAGCAATCAACACTGAATACACACCACAAGAAGTGACCAAGCAAAGATATACTGTTGACCTGAAGGTATTCGGTGGTTCTTTCCAGATTGATAGAGTGCTTGCCAATATGGGTGGTATTGTTGATGAAGTTGCATTGCAGATACAGCAAAAGGTTAAAGCAGCTTCTGCATTATTCAATGATACTGTAATCAATGGTGATAGTGCTGTTAATGCAAATGCATTTGATGGACTTGAAAAAGCACTTACCGGTTCTTCCACAGAATATATTCCTGGTACAGCAATTGACCTTTCCAGTTCTGCTGCTGTTGATGCAAATTGGAAAGAATTCCTTGACTTACTTGATGAATTCCTTATGGGGCTTGACGGAACACCTTCATTCATTGCTGGTAACTTAAAACTTATTGCCAAGATTCGTGCATGTGCAAGACGTGCTGGAATGTATCAGGTAACTAAAGATAATTTTGGTCAGCAGGTTGAAACTTATGGTAATATTCCACTTATTGATTTAGGTGCAAAAGCTGGTTCAAATGACCCTGTTGTTTCTATTAACGGAACAACCGGTGAAACTTCCTTATATGCTGTAAGGCTTGGACTTGATGGTTTCCATGCTGTATCTATGGCTGGTCAATCTCCGGTTAATACTTGGTTGCCTGATTTCAAAACTGCTGGTGCTGTTAAAACTGGTGAAGTTGAAATGGTTGCTGCTGTTGCATTGAAAGCAACAAAAGCTGCCGGTGTTATGCGTAAGATTAAAGTTCAGTAATATTAGGGGTATTTCAGCTATATGCTGGAATCCCCTTCTATTTGCATTTTTTGAATAAGGATGGTGAAAAGTAATGGCAAAGATACTTTGTCCAAATAAAGAATATAACGGTATTTCAGCATCAGTTACTTTTGTAAATGGTGTTGGTGAAACTAATAATCTACAGTTGATTGAATGGTTTAAAAGTCATGGTTACACTGTTGAAGAAGATGCTGAAAAAGATGAAAGCAGTTCTGAAGAACCTAAAAATAGACGTAAGAAAACTGAATAAAGGATGTGATTATTATGCTTGATGATGTAAAGAAAAGACTTGAATCCTTTGGCTATACTGTAACTGATGCTGATGCTTGGGTTCTTGACTTCATCATTCAGAAGGTGGAAAATCAAATCAAAAATGAATGTAATGTTGATGCTGTTCCTGATGGACTTCATAACATTGCAGTTGATATGGTTGTTGGTGAATTTCTTCTAAATAAAAAATCAAGAGGACAATTAGAAGGGTTTGATTTAGAAGCAGTAGTAAAGCAAATTCATGAAGGTGACACAAGTGTAACTTTTGCTATTGGTGATGGTAGTAAAACCCCTGAAGAAAGATTGGATGAATTGATTTTATACCTGATGAATTATGGAAAAGGAAAATTTGCTGCTTACAGGTGTATAAAATGGTGACAGGTCATAAGAAAGCACTTCAAATGTTGTGGAAAGGAACCTGTTCTGTTTTCATCAGGGAAGAAAGATTAAATCCAATCACCAAAAGAACTGAATTTGAAGAAGTTCCAATTTATACAGACCAGCCCTGTAAACTATCTTTTGCAACTGTAAAGCAAACATTGGAAAATCAAAATGTTGCTGAAGTTGTTCAGGTTACAAAACTGTTTATTTCCAACGAAATTGATATTCCAGCAGGTTCTAAAATAAGGGTTACCCAAAATGGAAAAACAGCGGATTATGAAAAGAGTGGTGAACCTGCTGTTTATACTAATCATCAAGAAATCACCTTGGAATTATTTAAGGGGTGGGCTTAATGGCAAGAAAATGGGGCGGTTGTGATTTTAGACAGTTGAAAAACCTTCAAGAAAA